GCTCCGCTTCCATCACGTCATCGCCCATGCCCGTGGGCAGTTGGTACAGCGCCTTGTCTATATTAGTTGCCATAATTTGTCCTTAGTAATAACTACGCCTGCGCCGCAAGTCCAGCGGCTCGTCTTCTTCGTCCGTACCCAGCCGCAAGAAGCCACCTTGGCGGAATCGCATCAATGCCTGCACCCCAGAGTCGACCAAATCGTCATGTTCTGCGTTCGGAAACCGCGCAAACTCTTCGATCACGTCCTCTGCCCACCGTTTGTCGGGCGCCCACACTTTACCGGAAGAAAATAGGTCTGTAACGCTGTTCAAACGCACGAACTTGTCGTTGCCACGGGTCGGTGTGAAGTCCTGAACCATCACACCCATCCTCCGTAGCTCAAATATCAGCGGCGCACCTGCTGCTTTCGCTTCAATAATGCAGGCATCCGGCTCCCAATCGTCGTACATCTCCTTTGCCTTCGCTTTCAACTCGGGAAACTCCACTTTTCCCTTCCAAGCGTCCAGCAAAATGATGTTCACATCATTCTCATCCTCGTCTTTATGAAAAACACCCCATGTCGTACACGCAGAATAGTCACTCCGCTGGTTTTTTGTGTACGCCGTGTCCCAAGATTGGATGATAAATTCACATGCAGGCGCTCTATCCCCCTCCCAGAGCCGCCACCAGTCCCTTTTTACCAGCGCACCCTCTTCTCCCGTGGGTTTTTGCTGGTACTGGGCGTTCCATTTGTACGCCGGAAGCTCTTCTTTTAGTGCCAACAGCTCGTTTACAGGCCAGAATTCAGGCCAGAGACTGTTTCCAGACGGCAAAATCGCAGGAAACTCGATTACCTCCCACTCGCTCGTCTCACTTTTCAACACCCGGCCAGTCAGATCCTTGTCCGACCAGCGCGTCATCACCACAACTATCGCCCCGCCCGGCTGTAAACGCTGACGCGGACCTGACGTGTACCATTCGTACACGCTGTCAAACACCGTCGGATCCCCCTGCGCCAGCCTCGCCTCTTGTTCTGAGTGCGGGTCATCTATTATTAGTAGATCGGCGCCTTTACCCGTCACCGTACCACCAACACCAATCGCAAAATAATCGCCGCCGTGACTTGTCGCCCACCGGCCAGCCGCTTTCGAGTCCACTCTCAGTCCCACACCGGGAAAGATCTTGCCGTAATGTTCGCTGTCGACCAGGTTCCTGACCTTCCGCCCAAACCCCACCGCCAGTTCCGCCGTGTTCGACGTCTGTATTACCTTCTTGTCCGGGTTCTTTCCCAAATACCACGCCGGCAGCAGGAAGCTCGCAAACTCTGACTTCGTGTGTCGCGGCGGCATATTTATTATCAGCCGCTTTAACTTCCCCTCCGCTATCTCCTCAAACTTCTTGGCCATGATGGCATGGTGTCTGCCATGTATAAATCCCGGCCACATCTCTTTCACGAACGACATGAACTTACTCTGCGCCTTCTCCCGCGCGACAGCATCCCTGTACTGCCCCACCTGCTCCAGCAGTTTCTCCTGCTCCGCTACCGGCAACTTGCCTATCAGCTCACTCAAGTCCACGGACTGTTCGCCTTCTCTCTCATCGCCACTATAGACACACCCTCCCGTACAGGCTTGTTCAACCTCTTCTGTATCTTTGCCAAGGTCGGATATATCGACACCGGACGGTAATACTTCCGCCCAGCCTTCTGCTCCCGGTAGACCTGATATAACAACCGGAACGCCTCCAACATCAGCTTTTCATCATGACTCACGACATTCCCCTAACCACCTTATTTTCATGTCGTCAATTACTCTAACGTCCTGAAGTTGATATACACCGGCCTCACACTCCTCCCACCACCCTTCACCTTCTTCACCACCCCCAACTTCACCAACCTCTTAATAATCTCATGCGTATTCCCCATCCCACCCTTCCCACGTAACTCACATATATCCCGTATAGAAGGACCAAACCCATACTGCTTCCACCATTCGTCTATTATCAAAAATACATGCCGCTGCGCCGGCGTCATCTCTACCTCCATACACTCTTCATACGTCATCTCCCTACGACGACGCACCATCTCTCGGTTTATCTCAATCTTCATCGTTAATGATAACGTTATCATTAGCGCGTTTCTTTCCAGAAATATCCCCCCCGGGGGTCTGCGTTTCTAACGATGACGGGGGGTGTTCGCTGGATTGGGGGAAAGCCGATTCTGGGGGAAATTGTTCGAGTTCATTACTATGCATATGCGCGTCGGAGTCCCGTTCTGCATTTGGGGGTGTGCCTCCAGGGTGGGGTTCGTCGCCCGCCAACTCCACTAGCAGGGAATTCGCGTCAACATCCTGAGCATCAGCCGAGCCAAGCATCATGCTTTTGAGTTGATCGAGTATCTGCGAGCGTATCGCGCCGGAGTCCTGAATGTGCGTTATCTCTTTGCGTTCGGTGAAAGCCGCAACTTCCGTAACTTGCCCCAGGACTTTAGCCGCTTGTATGCGTGTCGCTGCCTTTGTTTCTGGGTCGATGAGTGCAGAAGTGAGAGAAGAAATGACCAACGAGCGCAAAGCTTCAGCAGTATGCAACGCAGCGACCTGTTTTGCCTGTTCCAATGCCTGTAGTTCTAACTGGATTCTATCTTGCGCTTTTAGCATGCTCGCTTTGGTTCCGATTATCTTCGGGCTTGCCTTGCTGTTGTACGCTTGACGATAAGCATCCGCACCCGTTAACCCTTCCAAGACAATCCCTTCCGCAAACCGTTTTTGTTTTGCTGTTAGTCCTGTTCTGCCCAGGCGGAGTGCAGAATCTAACCCTTTGGTCTTTATTGTTTCCTTCACTTGTTCTCTTATGGTTTTCCTACTCATGGCCTGATGTTCGCTTCGCTCACTTGCCCGCCCGCCGGACAATCACGCGCCCAAATGTACCGGAACAAAACCGGATAGTCAAAACCTATCGCCGCAACCCTGATAATAGTAGTGCTATCGATACCGCACAATCGATAGAAATATATCATTGATAAAATATACTGTTACCCCTTGACATATTGTATTGACTGGCTAATATGCACCCATGCGATGCACCCTGTATCGCTCACTTGGAGATACATCATGCGCTTTTGCATACAAGACAGAACCACCGGAAAACAAATTGAAGTGACGGACATAGTGATTGACACCCTTGAACAAGGTGAGCAGCCAGCCTGGACTGATTCGCTTATCGCTGAAGCAATCGATATAGCCGCAGACATGGCTCGCTCAACATTTGGGCATGACAACATCGACGCTGGAATTATTTAACTCGAAAGGAAACCGACCAATGAAAGACTATCTCACTATCGGAACTGTACCGACCGACGAAGACTGCACCCACAACGAACCAACCGGACAGTATGCGACCGCGCAACGCCGCGAAGCTCGCCTATTCGCCGACCAGGTGCGCCGCCACTATCCCGAACCCGATGAAGGTTATATGACCGTCAAATCGTTTCCGCACGACTTCGGCAGCTACTACGAAGCTTGCGCTGTTTTCGACGATGAGAATGAAGCCGCTTGCAATTGGGCATATACCGTTGAAGCCGACCCGCTCGGCGTGCTGCGCGAATGGGATGACGAAGCCCGCGCCGCGCTGAATTTCGCCTGATACCACCGGCCGAGCCGCCGCGCTCGGCCACCATTGGAGCCGCTAATATGGAAATCAAAACCACCGCCGACCTGAAAACCGCACTTCGCAACGGCCAATATGCGTGGCCTGGCGGATATCCGCTTTATTTCATTTGCTCCGATGGCGAAGCGCTATCGTTCGAGGCCGTTCTAGACCAAGTGAAGTTAGTCATGTGGGAAATCAAACACAAAACCGCGCGCGGAGGTTGGCGCGTTATCGCTTGCCAGGTGAATTGGGAAGATACCGACCTGCACTGCGCTCACTCCGGCCGCCGCATCGAATCCGCATATTGTGAGGATTAAAACCATGCAAACCTTGCTTGAAATGTTACTGGGCGCGATTGGCGCGTTTTTTCTCTGGGCTTTTTTCTTTGTGCTTTTTCTTTTCTGAGGCCGACCATGCGAACCGACCCATATTTCACCCGCGCCCGTTTCCCGTCACTATGCGCTGAAACAGGCCGCAAGATAAACAAAGGCGACGAGATCGCCTATTACCCGCGCGACCGTAAGGCATACCACGCCGAAAGCAAACAGGCCGACGAACTGCGCGCGCGCGACTTTGCCGCCGCTTTCAATATGGCCGATGCCAACTGGTAAAGCAAACCGACCATGCGAACCGCCGCCGAAACCGCCACGCTATTAATCGCGCAGCTTGGCGATGCCAACGCCTACCGCCGCGCCAGCGACCATTACCAGGGTTATGACAACCGCGCCCACCCAGGCGCGAAGTACTGGCACAAAGTAATGCAAATAATTCGCAGCACCGACCGCAGCCGCGGCCAACAACCCCTCGACCTATAAAGGAAACCGACCATGACCAAGACAGAAGCCGCGCGCCAAACCGCGCAAGAAAACACCCTTGTATCGCTCGGATTCACCACCGACGAAGCCGCCAAACTGCGCCGCATAAGCTTGACCCTGCGCCGCTGGTACGAGTACGAGTGCGGAACCGGAAACAATCACGCCGATTATTTTATTGTGCGCGACCCAGATGGAACGCCTTACCTAGAAACGCACTTAAACGGGCAGGGAGTATTTAAGACCTACCGCCGCCGCGTAGCAGACCGCGAAACCGGAGCCCTGCGCCGCCTAGCCGCGATTATCAAAGCCCGCAACGAACGCCGCGCAGAGCCGCCGCTGGATACCTACATTCAGAACGACCCACGCGGAGCCGCGCTGTACATCCTGCGACCCGACGATGTACCCGCTGGCAAAGACCCCGCCGCCTACTATTCACGCGGTATCTGCATTTATTGAAAGGCCGACCATGTACACAACGCAAAAACAAATTCGCGCCGCTTTTTACGCCGAGCACCCGACCGCCAAGCGCAAACCGCAAAACGATCAGCCTGCCGATATTCGGCTGGCTTTTTGCGGATTCGTCGATTACTTGCACCGCGCCGGATTGATATCAGACGCACTCGCCCACCGCGCCACCCTATAACCGGAGTTATCAAAATGAAAATCACTATTCGCGCCGACAAAAATTACGGACTGATAACCTATTACCCCGCCTGCGACCA